TAAGAGTGGAAAATCTACTTGGCCTGCAAAAAACACAGAGGAGCAGATTAATACAGTTCTTGCTGGTATATCTGCAAGAGCCGTACAAGCAGAGTACTTCAATAATCCTGTTTCAGAAGGTAAGATTTTCCGTAATCTTCCATTTGGAAAGGTTCCTGCTTTGTCTAAATTTAAGTTCCTTATTGGATATGGGGACCCTGCTTATTCTGACAGCAAAAAGAAAGGTTCGTCTACCAAGTCTCTTTGGCTAACTGGCAAGTATAAAGGTGTCTACTACATTATAAAAGGGTTTTTGGCTCACGAGACAAATGCAAACTTTATTGGCTGGTACTTTGAACTTGATAAATACGTAGGAGGCAAGGTTCCTGTATATTGGTACATAGAGAACAATAAACTGCAAGACCCTTTCTACGAACAGGTGTTCAAGCCGCTACTACGTGAGGAGCAGCAGCGACGAAAAACAACACTTTTTATACGAAGTGATGGACGAAAGAAAGCAGACAAAGCGACACGTATCGAAGCCAACCTTGAACCAATTGACCGTAATTGTCAATGGGTATTCAACGAAGAAGAAAAAGACAATCCTATGATGCAGGAGCTTATCAACCAGTGCAAACTTTTTGAACTTAACTTGCCATACCCTGCTGATGGACCTGACTCTCTTGAAGGTGGAATCACAATGTTAGATGAGAAGATGGCAGAGTTTGAGCCAACTATAACTATCAGTTTTCATACAATGGATGAGCAAAATCCTTATAAGATGTGATTATGAATAACTTTATCAATATAGAAGACTACGATGCAAGTATTCACCGCGAGATACT